GCCCGTCATGCTCAGCGCTTGTTCCAGGATCTCATCAGGGATTGGCTGGCCCTCTCTGGCCATGTCCAGCATCTTGTTGGCTTCTTGTTCGCTCATTGCTTCACCCTCGACAAGAACCGATCCAGGCGTGGTGACAGCTGGCCATAACGTGGCTGCAGCTGATCGCGCACACACTGGTCGATCAATGATGAAAGGCTGCGCCTCTGATCTTCTGCTGCCCGTGTCAGCAGCTCTCTAGTGTCCTGATGGAGCCTAGCGAGAACCGGGATTCGTTTGTTGTTCATGAGGCAAAAGTGTAGCCGCATTGATATCGTTTCACACAGGCTTTAATTATTTTTTTGATTTACTAGGGTTTGTCCCTATGTTTTCGTCGTTTTAATGGCTTGTTGAGTGATATCAGATCTGTGCTAGAATTCATCCATGTTCAACGCGCAGATAAAGCGCAAGGAGTTCAACATGACACCCACAGCAAAAAAAATTTACGACGTTGAGTTGCAGATTGCTCGCATTGAGCACAACTCTGACAGCTACATTGGCGGCGCCAAGGCTTACTACTCTGGCAACCAGACTTTCTTGAAGCCTGCAGCACAACGCAAGGTTGATTCTCTCAACAAGCAGTTGGACGCATTGCTTGACAGCGTGGAGGCTTGATCATGACCAAGTTTGTAGCTTACTTCCGAGTGTCAACAGACCGCCAGGGCCAGTCAGGTCTTGGCCTTGATGCACAGCGCCAGGCTGTTGCCCAACACGTCGGTGACCAGGAGCTGGTTGCTGAGTTCACAGAAGTCGAGTCTGGCCGCAAGACCGATCGCACACAGCTGGCTCAAGCCATGAGCCTGGCCAAGCGTACAAAGGCAGTCCTCGTGATTGCCAAGCTCGACCGCCTTGCCCGTAACGTCCACTTTATCTCTGGCCTCCTGGAGTCTGGCGTGCCATTCGTGTGCGCTGACATGCCAGAAGCTGATCGCACCTTCTTGCAAATGTCTGCTGTGTTTGCAGAGTGGGAAGCACGCAAGATTAGCGAACGCACAAAGGCTGCCTTGGCACAAGCCAAGGCCCGTGGTACACGTTTGGGTTGCCCAACGCCAGAAGTTGGCAGCGCAGCTGGTGTGGCCAGCATCAAGACAAAGGCAGACGCCTATGCAGCACGCATGCTGCCAATGGTGCGCGACATCCAGGCACGCCTGGGTGCAGCCACCCTCAGAGACATTGCCAATGAGCTGACAGCTCGCGGCATTGAAACCGCCAGGGGCGGCACAGTCTGGCATGCAAGCCAGGTTTCCAACTTGCTCTCAAGAGCTTAATCAAAGAGAAAATCATGAAAGAAAAACTGATCGATGCAGCCTATGTTGTGGGCACGTTCCTGGTCTTTGGTGGCTGGGGTGTACTGTTGGCATGGAGGGGCTGATCATGAATACCAGATTTCTGACCCATGTGCGCCGCATCTTTGCGACCTATGACGCACCGCCTGCCACGATCCGCTCATACCAGCGCCAATGGGTGCGATCCATTCGCCGCCTTGGTGACAACTGGTTGGTGGCCAAGCAGATCGAAAGGATTCAATCATGAAGCACGCAGGCCGTGACATGCGAGACCGCCAGCTAGACATCTTTGAGCAGCGTGACCACCAGTTTTTGGAGCGTTGCCGGGCGCTGGCCGTGATGCTGTGCAAACAGAATGGCCAAGTGTCAATCAATGACATCAGACAATTCATTGAAGTGCCGTCAGGCGTCCACCCATCGGTGCTTGGCGCCGTATTTAGAACCAAACAATTTACGACGGTCGGCTTCACAGAGGCCGTCCATCCTCAAGCACATGCACGGGTTGTGCGTGTGTATTCTCTTGCCACCACAAAGGAGTAAACCATGGCCGGAAAGTTAACCGACGACAAGTCAATGAGCGCCAGCAGATTGCCGGGGCTGATGGGCTTCAGCAAGTACAGCACGCCCAATGATGAACTGCAGTTCAGCATCAATGCCATTGACGGCAAAGAGCGCCCAGACATTGGCAACGAAGCCATGGGCTGGGGCAACACCTTGGAGCCAGTGATTTTGGAGCAGGCAGCCAAGCGCCTTGGCCTCAGAGACTTCGACGCACAGATCGACAAGGCTTACACGCATGGGGTGATCCCGCTTAGCTGCAGCCTGGACGGCGTTGGCCGAGGCAGCGATCAGGAGATCACGACAGATCCAGACAAGGGCATTTATGTGGTTGGCCAGGACAGCATCATCCTTAACGGCCCTGGTGTGCTTGAAGCCAAGCTGACAAAGACCATGCCAGAGGACGTGCCTCACCTGGCGCGTGGCCCGATCCAACTGCAGGGTCAAATGCTGGTGACTGGGTACAAGTGGGGCGCCGTGTGCGTGTTGTACCAGGGCATCGAGCTGCGCGTGTTTTTGTTTGCACCACACAAAGAGACGCAGGCAGCCATTGCCCGCGCTGTGCACGACTTCCAGGACAAGCTCGACAAGTACACATCAACGGCCGAGATCGACTGGTATCCACCGGCCAGCAGCAAAGAGCTTGACCGCATCTACCCGAGCGCCGCCAACCGTAAAGAGATAGAGCTTGGCCAGACAGTGGCTGAGCTGGCGCGTGGCATCATGGAAAACAAGGCAGCCATCAGGGCAGCTGAGGCCAGCATCGAGCAGGCTGAGAAGTTGATTAAAAAAGAGCTTGGGCAGGCTGAGCGTGGCCGTGTTGGGCAGTATGTGATCAGCTGGCCAATGCGGAACTACAAAGCCACGGCCGAGCGCCTTGTTCCTGGCAAAGCTGCGTACAGCATCCGCCAGTCGTCAATCACGATCAAGGAGCTGACTTGAATTTGCCAAACTACCCGGCCATCAGGCATGCGTATGAGCAGGCAGTTGTTGCCATGCTAAACGCAACAAACGCAACAGAGGAAGAGGCTGAAGCGTTTGTCGACGCCATGGCCAATCTGATTTTTACAACCATGCAAACTTACATCGAAGAGGAACAAGATGCAACTGACCACCACTAACCAACGCGGCTTTGCGCCAGCAACAATGGGCGAAGCGATTGAATTTTCAAAGATGCTGGCAGACTCCAGCATGGTGCCAAAGGCGTACCAGGGTAAACCTCAAGACATCCTCGTCTGCGTGCAATGGGGTCAGGAGATTGGTTTGGCACCGCTCCAGGCGCTGCAGAACATCGCTGTGATCAATGGTAAGCCCAGCATATACGGTGACGCAATGATCGCGCTGGTGCAAAACAGCTTACAGTGCGAGGGCATTGAAGAAAGTATTGAGGGCGAAGGCACAGCCAACCCAATTGCGATTTGCGTGGCTCATCGCAAAGGGCGTAAGCCGGTGGTGGCAAAGTTCTCAGTGGAGGACGCCAAGCGAGCTGGCCTGTGGGGCAAGGGTGGCCCGTGGCAGGCATACCCAAAACGCATGCTGCAGATGCGGGCTCGCGGCTTTGCATTGCGCGATCAGTTTGCTGATGTCCTTAAAGGTTTGATGACGATTGAGGAGGCTATGGACACGGACGAATTGACGGAGAAACCGGAGCCGATCCGCAAGAAGGACATGCCACGAAATCCGCTTGACCTGGTGGCAGCGCCAGCATCAACAATCATTGAGCCGCAGCTGGAATCACCAGTTGAGCCAGTTGAAATTATTGAGGCCGACACAATTGAGCCTGATCCAGTACTTGATGCGATTGATGATGCCATCGATTTTGTAGACAAGATGGTTGAGCGCTTTGAAGTGGTGGACATACCCGAGGTGGATGAGGCAAGCTCATTTGATGAGCCTGCGGCCATTGGTTTTGCTTTGTTTGTGCCAGGCAAAGAGCAGCCACACAGTGTGCATGACACCTTGGATAAATGGGCAGACGCATACGAAGAGCTGGCCGACAAGACCGCGAAAGCAGGCAAGCGACCAGCACGCGAACGCATGACAATCCTCAAAGAGCTGAAGGGATGCAACCAGGAGACGCTTGACCGCATCGATACCATGAAGCGCGTCAGACACACAGCAAACTACCAGCGCCGGATCAATGCGCTGGGTGCTGCTCAATGATCAAGACTTCAGGATCTTGATTGCTTTTTCAATGTGGTGGATTCGGTCATCCAGGCCGATGAAGCCACCATTGATTTTCTTGGTCATCATTTTGTAGTCGCCTGAGTCGGCATACTGGTTGAGTTTGTGAGTCTGCCAGAACCAGCCGGCAGTTTGGGCAGCGTACCTGGGTGTGCGCACCAGCTCAGGCTCCATCACAAAGTCAACACCCAAAGCCTGGCCTGCGTGGTAGAAGTTGCTGTGTCCAGTCAGCTGAAGAAATCCGGATCCGCGAAAACGCCAGCCATCCCCTGATGCTTCGTCGCGGTTGCCCATGCGGTTGCCGTAAATCCTATTGGCGATCTTCTGTGGCTTGCGCTCATACTCGGCAGCCGACTCTGGCGTGAATCCCCATGGGCGCTTAGGATTTAAAGGAAACAACTTTAGCAGCGTGGCTGCACGGTAGTTGAGATTCTCTTCCATGATCCTAAAGTTGCCACACTCATGGCCACACTGCCCGATCCAGCATGCCTGCTGCACAATGGTCGTTAGTCCGAAGCGATCAAAGGTTTCATTGAATGCGTCAACCAGGTTGACATCGATGCTAAGGCGTTTAAGTTGATCATTGTTGACCATTGAGAAGGTTCCTCACTTCGTTGTAGCTGCTGATGCAGGCGTTGAGCTTGGTGATGGCTTTGTCTCCTTCGGCGGCGATGTCGATAAGAGCTTCAATAGTTTGTCGCTCAAGTTCGCTTGCATCGGAGTTGCTATTTCCTGGGGTAGGGGTGGGATCTGCGGTGGTTTGTGGACAACTTGGGGCTGGGAGGCGCAGCCTGCCAGTCCGAGCAAGCTCATGCATAGCAGATTGTTTTTTCTTGACTTCATCTTGAGCCTTTCTAAGTTGAGTTTCCTGTTCTTGCAACTTGTTGCCAAGTTCTTGCTCTTTCTTGCGAGCCTCGTCATTTTTTTTGGCAATTGCCAGCTTCATGTCATTGTCGCGCTCAAGCCAGCCGTAATGGTGGCCGACTCGGTACGTTCCAAATAGCGACACCAGGACGCCGACGATCAGCCATGGCAGTGGGATTGGTAGCATCAGTCAGCCTCCTTGCGTGCAGCCGCGATCTCTTCACGATCTTCGTCCGGCTCCATGTGTTCCGGTGGTGTCGTGGGTGGTGGGCCTGGAGTCCAGGACTCGTCAAGCTCTGGGTTTTTCCAGACCGGCATTGCACCAAACGGCTGGCTTGGCAGGCCGTATGCTGATTGAGGTGGCGTGTATTGCTGGCCATAGCTGCCACCCATCATGGGCTGGCACATAGGCTGCTGCATCATCGGCTGAGGTGGAGTTCCTAAAGCTCTTGCGCCAGCGCCGACAGCTCGCTTTGTCATCACTCCACCAATGCCGCCCACAATCAGCAGCACGATGTCGTTCAGCATCTTTGTGTATGCCTGGTCAATCGGGGCCATGCTCTTGATCGGTTGAGTGACAAAGGTCACTGAGTACAAAAGTGCAATGACGATGAAGCAAAGGATCAGTGTGACCACGACAACCACAAAGCCCCAGACGCGGACTTCAATGGCCTCTGCCGTTAATGGTTCACTTCTCAGGAACTGCTGGTTGTTGGACGTCATTGACTTTCTTCTCCAAGATGGGGGCAACTAAGTACTCAGGACACTGCTGGGTGAACAAGCATTTTGGCTTCTGGCATTCTTCCGCATGGAAGTAATCAGGGTTCTGGCATTTATACCTGTAACGGTCTTCGCAACCTGCTAATAAAATTAGTAACAATAAGTATCTCATGCCATCACATCCACTTGATTGACCTTAACCCACTGGGTCTTGATCTCCTGCACTTTCTGTTGCTGATCGGTTTGTCTGTTCAACTCCGCCAACCTTGCCATGTTCTGCTGATGAATAACTCTTTGTGCTTCTCGAAGCATGTTTGCGTTGGCTTGATAAAGAGTGACTTTCATAACCCAATCTTTGCCAATAAAAAGTTAACAATCTTATCGGACAACTCATCTGGCAGAAACCTTAAAAAGCCCAAGAACCACCATGCAGCGCATCCATAACAGAATATTCTGCAAGACAGGTCGAAGTCTTTCTGATACTGATTCATCGCCTGTTATTGCCGCACTGCTTAGTTTGCTGGCAGTAGTCCATCATCTCGTTAACGCCCACAAACACCAGGAACAACACAAAGGCACAGCCAGCAATGATCATGGCCAGCTCGTTCATCTCTTGTTCTTTTTCCTTGGCCTTTTTTTCGGCTGCTTTCATGGCCGCCATTTCTTTGGCGTCGTCCCTGTCCATCTCTGCTTGACGGGCTTTAATCTTGTTCCACACGTCGATCTTGCCGGTTTGCATGAACAGCATTTTGAGTTCTTCCTCAAACGCACGGGCCTGCTCTAGGGCCATTTCAATCTGCAAGGCAACACCCATGTTGGATCCCTTCTTGTCACGCTTAGCCTGAAGCATTGCTTTGGTGGCCGTGCTCTTGGCGTCGAACATTTTGCCGATCATTGGAGCAAGCGAACCTAGATCATTGGCCACCTTGCTGGCTTTCTTGACCATGCTGATGGCAGACTGTATGCCCGCTAGGGCTGTCATCGGGTCTATTGGTATCATTTCCTTTTCTCCCACTTGATGCAGACAACCTTGCGATTGTAGACATCGCCAGTCCATGTCCACCTAGTGCATCGGTATTCAGCTGCTGCTAACAAAACCAAAGCATAGATCATGGCCAAAACAAAATGATGACAAAAAAGCACCAAATGATGGTGGCAGTCAAAAGAGCCGCAGCGATGAATGCCACGGCCCAGTCTTTCATAGCCCGAATATTTTCTTGACGAATTCGGCAGCCACACCTGGTCCAAGCAAAACAGCCAGGATTGCAGCGTAGAGCAAATACTCAATCTTGGTCATGCGTCTGTCGCCCTCTTTGAGCGTGTTGGCGATACTGTTGTATCGCTCTGCACAAATGGCTTCATGCACTGCCAGGCGCTTGTCAACATCAGCATCCATGATCACTCAGCAGCTGGTGCTTCTTTTGGCAATTGAGCTTCAGCCTGGTCCTTGATCTTGACGATCAATGGCCAGACACCACTAGACGATGGGAGGTTTCCCAAAGTCTGCAAAACGAAATTGATCTCGTTGATATCGAGTTCTAATTTCATGCTGCTGCTGCCTGGATTGGTGACAAATCTTCTGTCGTCCAGAAGTCTTTAGCCAACATGATTGTTAAATGCTCTTTGTTACGAGCCACGCAGTCTGCCCAGTCAGCGTCAGTCATCTGGGCAGGCTTGCCTGCGTTAATAAGGTTCACGCTGTCCATTGCTGCGCTGTAGTGCTGTGCAATTTGTTCTGGTGTTAGTGTTTCAGTAATCATTTCAGTTTCCTTCCAATTGTTTTACACGGGCAGACAATTCCTTGACTGCGTTAATTAAGTACCAAGTCAAGTTGTCGGCATCTACACGCAAAACGCCAGTAGATTCTTGCTTGACGCACTCAGGCAAAATGACTTGCAGTTCTTGAGCAATCACGCCCAATTGCACGCCTGTCTTTTCGATGGCTGTATGAGTTGGCAATTCTGTGATTTCTTCCGCTGTACGGTACTCAAAATTTCGCACTTGAATCTGCGCTAGTTTTTCCAAACCAACATCATTGTTAACAATGTTCTTCTTTAGGCGTTGATCAGAGGTAGTGGTAAATGTTGTGGTGTTGCCTTGATTGTAAACACCAGAT